TTATAACAGGTTTTTCAGTTGATATAGCATTTCGATAGCTTGGCGCGGCGTCATGTCGTCCAGGTCCAGCTTGCCCAGCTTCTCGATGGCCGGGTGTGGCAGGCTGGCGAACAGGTCGCTCTGGTGCGGCACGTGGGGCATGTTGTCGCGGGTTGGCGTGACCGGCGCCTCGTGGGGCAGGCTGGCGGTTTCCAGTCGGCCGAGGTGCTCGCGGGCGCGCTGGATCACCGCCGCCGGCACGCCCGCCAGTTGCGCCACGGCCAGGCCGTAGCTCTGGCTCGCCGGGCCCGGCAGGACGTGGTGCAGGAACACGATGCGTTCGTTGTGCTCGGTGGCGTTCAGATGCACGTTGGCCACCAGCGGTTCGCTGTCCGGCAGCACGGTCAGTTCGAAGTAGTGGGTGGCGAACAGCGTGTAGGCGCGCAGCTGGGCCAGGCGCTCGGCGGCGGCCCAGGCCAGCGACAGGCCATCGAAGGTGCTGGTGCCGCGGCCTACCTCGTCCATCAGCACCAGGCTGCGGTCGGTGGCATTGTGCAGGATGTTGGCGGTCTCGCTCATCTCGACCATGAAGGTCGAACGCCCGCCGGCAAGGTCGTCGCTGGAACCGATACGGGTGAAGATGCGGTCCACCGGCGACAGTTCGCAGGCGGCGGCCGGGACGAAGCTGCCGATATGGGCCATCAGCACGATCAGCGCGGTCTGGCGCATGTAGGTGGACTTACCGCCCATGTTCGGGCCGGTGATGATCAGCATGCGCGTGCCGTTGTCCAGCCCGAGGTCGTTGGCCACGAACGGCGTGGTCAGCACCTGCTCGACCACCGGGTGACGACCCTGCTCGATGCGCAGGCACGGCTCGTCGACGAAGCTTGGGCAGTTCAGGTCCAGGTTCAGGGCGCGCTCTGCCAGGTTGCTCAGCACATCCAGCTCGGCCAGCGCGGCGGCGCTGTCCTGCAGCGGCGCCAGGTGCTCGATCAGGGTTTCGAGCAGGGCGTCGTAGAGCATCTTCTCGCGGGCCAGCGCGCGGCTCTTGGCCGACAGCGCCTTGTCCTCGAACGCCTTGAGCTCGGGGGTGATGAAGCGTTCGGCCCCTTTGAGCGTCTGCCGGCGGATGTAGTCGACCGGCGCCTGCTCGGCCTGCTTGGTCGGCAGCTCGATGAAGTAGCCGTGCACGCGGTTGTAGCCGACCTTGAGGTTGGCCAGGCCCGTGCGGGCCTTCTCGCGGGCTTCCAGGTCGATGAGGAACTGGCCGGCGTTCTCGCTGATCGCCAGCAGCTCGTCCAGCTCGCTGTCGTAGCCGGTCTTGAGCACGCCACCGTCGCGGATCACCGCCGGCGGGTTGTCGATGATCGCCCGCTCCAGCAGGCCGGCCAGCTCCGGGTAGGTGCCGGTGATCGCGGCCAGCCGCGCCAGGTGCGGGGCCTCCAGCTCGGCCATGGCGTTCTGCAGCTCCGGCAGGGCGCCGAGCGCATCGCGCAGGCGTGCCAGGTCACGGGGGCGGGCGTTGCGCAGGCCGATCCGCGCGAGGATCCGCTCGATGTCGCCGATTTCCTTGAGCTGCGGCTGCAGCTTCTCGAAACGGTAGCCGTCGAGCAGGCAGCGGATCGAATCCTGACGGGCCTTTAGCACCTTCAGGTCGCGCAGCGGACGGTTCAGCCAGCGGGTCAGCAGCCGGCTGGCCATGGCGGTCTGGCAACGGTCGATGACCGATTGCAGGGTGTTGTCGCGGCCACCGGCCAGGTTGATGTCCAGCTCCAGGTTGCGGCGGCTGGCGGCATCGAGGATGACCGTGTCGTCCATGCGCTCGTGGCGCAGGCTGCGCAGGTGGGGCAGGGCGGTGCGCTGGGTTTCCTTGGCGTAGGTCAGCAGGCAGCCGGCGGCGCCGATGGCCAGGGTCAGCTTGTCGCAGCCAAAGCCCTTGAGGTCCTGGGTAGCGAACTGCTGGCAGAGGCTTTTGCGCGCCGTGTCGCGGTCGAAGTCCCACGGTGCGCGGCGGCGGGCGCCGGGGCGCTTTTCGGCCGGCAAGCCCTGCGGCCAGTCGTCGGGGATCAGCAGTTCCACCGGGTTGATGCGCTCGAGTTCGGCCAGCAGGTTCTCCCAGCCCTTGATCTCCTGCACGGTGAAGTTGCCGCTGGTGATGTCCAGCACCGCGAGGCCGAACAGGCGCTCGTCACCCAGCAGGGCGGCGATCAGGTTGTCGCGGCGCTCGTCGAGCAAGGCCTCGTCGCTGATCGTGCCCGGGGTGATGATGCGCACCACCTGGCGCTCCACCGGGCCCTTGCTGGTGGCCGGGTCGCCGATCTGCTCGCAGATCACCACCGATTCGCCGAGCTTGACCAGCTTGGCCAGGTAGCCTTCCAGCGAGTGGAACGGAATCCCGCACATGGGAATCGACTGGCCCGCCGACTGCCCGCGGGCGGTCAGGGTGATATCCAGCAGTTTCGCGGCTTTCTTCGCATCTTCGTAGAAGATCTCGTAGAAATCGCCCATGCGGTAGAACATCAGCTGGTCCGGGTGCTGGTTTTTCAGCTTCCAGTACTGCTGCATCATCGGGGTGTGTGCGGAGAGATCAGACATTCAGGGCCTTACAGCGGGTGGTCTGGTGGCAAATTTCGAAACCGCTAATGGTACAGGCTTTTTCCGGTCCACGCAGGCCAGATGGTGGGCACATCTGCGCCGGTTGCCGGTTGCAGGGACCATTGCATTTTAGTTTTCACGGTTGCATTATGCGCATTATGCAAAAACGCAACGTAGCCTCCGTACTCAGAGAACTGCTCGCCCGCCACGGCCTGTCCCCTACAGAGCTGCATCGGCGCACGGGCGTGCCTCAATCCACCCTGTCGCGGATTCTCAGCGAGAAGATTGTCGATCCTTCGGACAAGCACGTCTCGAAGATCGCCGAGTACTTCGGCGTGAGCACCGACCAGTTGCGCGGCCGTGTCGAACTCGGCGAGTCCCGTGACGCGGCCCCGCTCGCCCAGGGCCACGCGGCCCTGAGCGATATCAGCCTGTGGGACGATGAAACCCCCGTCGAGGACGACGAGGTGTCCGTTCCTTTTCTTCGTGAGGTCGAGTTGGCAGCAGGATCAGGAAGATTCGTCATCGAGGAAAGCGAGAACGCTCGCTTGCGCTTCGGCAAACGCAGCCTGCGCCACAATGGCGTGCAGTTCGACAACGCCAAGTGCGTGACGGTACGCGGCAACAGCATGCTGCCGGTGCTGCGCGATGGCGCCACGGTCGGGGTCAATACCGGTAAAAGCTCTATCGGCGACATCATCGACGGTGACCTTTACGCCATCAACCACAATGGTCAGCTGCGGGTGAAACAGGTGTATCGCCTGCCTACCGGCATTCGCCTGCGCAGCTTCAACCGCGACGAGCACCCCGACGAGGACTATAGCTTCCAGCAGATGCAGGAAGAGCAGATCAGCCTCCTCGGCCACGTCTTCTGGTGGGGCATGTACGCCCGTTGATCCCCTGCCCTCGATAAAACCCGCCTCGGCGGGTTTTTTTTCGCCTTCAGAAACCCCCTACATCCACGTCGGATCAGGCCTCCATGCATAGGAGCAAAAGCTGATGCATAAATATTTGAATTTGTGCATTGACTGCATATGCATGAATGCATAATATGTATTCCAGGCCGGACGCAAACCGGTCGAGATACAGGCAGCGATGAACAGGCCTCGACTGTTCAGAGGGTTGGCAACTGGCCCGGGTGTGCAGCGTAAAGCACCACGATCAGTTATCCGGCGGGCAGGCGGCCGCGGTCGGAGTCACCAATTTGAAGCGCAACCGCACGGCGTCACCAGTCGTGGCCGGCGGTTACACCGCGCATTACTGAAAAGCCTGCCGGGCGGGCTTTTTGGAATGCCGAGTCAAGCCAATCACGATCCGCCGGCCTGTCGCCGGTGGGCAAACACACAGGAGACAGGAACGTGACGAACGAGCAACAGACGTTGCTGGAGATGCCGCTCTGGCTGGTGATCCTCCTGGCATTGCTGGGCGGAATTTCCGGCGAGATGTGGCGCGCCGACAAGGCCGGTGCCCGCGGCTGGGGGCTGCTCAGGCGGTTGGCGCTGCGCTCGGGGGCCTGCATGGTCTGCGGGGTGTCGACGGTCATGCTGCTGTACGCCAGCGGCATGTCGATCTGGAGTGCCAGCGCTTTTGGCTGCCTTACCGCCATGGCCGGCGCCGACGTGGCCATCGGCCTTTACGAGCGCTGGGCCGCTCGGCGGCTGGGGTTGGACGAACAGCCCGCGCCTGTACGCCAGGACGAAGAATGAACGTGGCAACAAGGAAGAAAAGCGAATGTTCAACGAGTTTCGCTGCGGTAAATGCAACCGCTTGCTGGCCCGCATCGGCGGGTCGGCGGTGGTCCAGATCAAGTGCTCGCGTTGCGCGACCTTGAACCACATGAAGGCCACGGGCCTCGACAACGTGCCGACGAGCGATCAGGACGGGCCGCAGAGTCCAGCTCCCCTTCAATCGATCCAGTAGGAGAAACACCATGGCAGGTCGTACCCGCATTCCTTTCAACGGCGTCGGCACTTCGGTGCTGCCCGCTTACCAGACCCTGTCGGCAGGCCAGTACCTGCTGTCGCCCAACCAGCGCTTCAAGCTGCTGCTGCAGGGCGATGGCAACCTGGTTATCCAGGATAACGGCGCCACCGTCTGGGTCGCCAATGAACAGCAACCCTTCAGCTCGACCATCCCCTTGCGCAACAAGAAGGCCCCGCTGGCCTTCTACGTTCAGTACGGAGCGTTCCTCGACGACTACTCGCGACGCCGGGTGTGGCTGACTGACAACAGCACCTTCACCAGCAACGACCAGTGGAACCGTACCCACCTGGTGCTGCAAGACGACGGCAATATCGTGCTGGTCGACTCGCTGGCGCTGTGGAACGGCACGCCGGCCATCCCGCTGGTGCCTGGCGCGATCGACTCGCTGCTGCTGGCACCTGGCTCCGAGCTGGTACAGGGCGTGGTGTACGGCGCGGGCGCCAGCAAGCTGGTGTTCCAGGGTGACGGTAATCTCGTGGCCTATGGCCCGAACGGCGCGGCCACCTGGAACGCCGGCACTCAAGGCAAGGGCGCGGTGCGCGCGGTGTTCCAGGGTGACGGCAACCTGGTGGTCTACGGTGCCGGCAACGCCGTGTTGTGGCATTCACACACCAGCGGTCATGCCAGCGCGGTGCTGCGTCTGCAGGCCAACGGCAGCGTCGCCATCCTCGACGAGAAACCGGTATGGGCGCGTTTCGGCTTCCAGCCGACCTATCGCCATATCCGCAAGATCAATCCTGACCAGAAGCCGATCGACATCTGGACCTGGCACTTCTGAGCCAGGCGCCGGGCCTTCACGGGCCCGGCCTTCGCCGAACCGAGCGTTCAAGGAGCACAACCATGAGCGAACTGGCCCAGTTGTACGTGGCCGTCACCTCCACCCTGCGGGCGGCGTTGCCGGCCTTCGCCACGGTCGCCACGGAGGGCGACGCCACGCTCGAGCCAGCCCTGCCGGCCTTGGTCCATGGCGTGTTGCGCATGCGTGGCGACGAGGCGCTGCGTGACGGTCGCTCATTGCTGATGGCGACCTTCGAGGCCCGCGTCACCGCCCAGGGCACCCCCGCGCAGGCACGGACGCAGGCCGGCGTGCTGGCGGCGCAGCTGATCGATGTGCTGCGCCAGCAGTCCTGGGGGCTTGATTACGTCGAGGGCGCACGGGACATCCTCGCCGAAGCCGAGGGCACTTCCTGGCGGGTGCAATGGGAGCAACCGGTCCTGCTGGGCAGTGTCCAGTGGCCCTGGCCCGACCAGCCGCCGGGCAGCCTGATGCTGGGCTTCGCCCCGGACACCGGGCCCGGCAACCAGGACAAGTACCTGTCACCGGAGGACCTGGCATGAGCTACGCCAGCGCCATGCACGATCGCATGCTGGCCAGCCTGATGATCCCCTGTCGGGTGGTGGCGGTGGACTTGGTCGCAGCCCGGGTGCGGGTGTCCGACGGCGGCGGCTGGACCAGCGCCTGGGTGCGCTGGCATGCCCAGGCGGCCGGCAAGGCCCGCCACTGGCGGGTACCGAGCCTGGACGAGCAGGGCGTGTTGATCAGCCCCAGCGGCGAACCAGCTTTGGGCACCTTCGTCCCGGGGTTGTACGGCAATGCCGGGACGGCGCCGGACAACCGCGACCATGTCGAGGTCTGGCGCTTCGACGACGGCGGTTCGTTGGCCTACGACTGGCAGGCCAGACGCTATGACATCCAGCTGCCCAGCGGCCAGGCCACGGTCAAGGTCGGCGCCAGCACGCTGGTGCTCAGCGACAACGCCATCACCCTCGACGCCGCGTCGATCACCCTGACCGGCGCGGTCGCCATCAACGGCCCGCTGACGGTCAGCGGCGACATCAACGGCGGTGGCCGGATCATTGATACGGCGGGAAACACCGCCAACCACAAACACTGAACTACGGCCTTGAGCCCAGCAAGATCGCCATTGAGCGACATGAACGCGGCATGTGCCGCGACCCATCATTTCGACTCAAAAGGTTAAGCAACATGGAAGCAGTAAAAGTCGGCAAGCATTTCTTCAACGCCCACCCAACCGCCGTCAGCCAGGTCTTCAGCGCCGCGGACAACAAGGATGGCGTGTACCTGCGCACCGCGACCCTGTGCACCGGCGGCGGTATCCTCAACCTGTACACCGGCCCGAAGGCGCCGGCCTACCTCGGCGACATGAGCGTCCACGCCATCATGGGCGGGATCAATGGCGGCATCGATTCGCAGTACACCCTGCCTTATCCGCTGTTCATCCCGGCGGGCTACGGCCTGTGGACCGTCGCCAACAACGCCACGGCGGCCATCGCCCTGACCTACGATTTCGTCTCCTGAAACGGCTGCCCGGCTTGTCCGGGCAACCCTTTCCTGCCTGCCAGGTGATAACCATGCGCTATCCGAACAGGCTACCTGGAGCCTCAATTCCAGGAGGTGCCCCATGATCGGCATGGAACGCCGCACCGGCCAGCCCCTGTCGGGCGTGGCCCACCTGCGTCAATCCATCGAGGACATTCTCACCACGCCGCTGGGCAGCCGGCGCATGCGCCCGGAGTACGGCAGCCAGCTGCGCCGCTACGTCGACCTGCCGGTCAACGAAGGCTGGAAGAGTGCGGTGCAGGCCGAGGTGGCCAGGGCCCTGGGGCGCTGGGAGCCGCGGCTGAAGCTGGAGCGGGTCAAGGTCGTCGCCGTGCTCGACGGCCAGGTCAGCCTGGCCTTGAGCGGTCGTTACCTGGGTGATGACGCCTTGGTGGAGGTGACGGTATGAGCCAGGTCGACCTGTCGAAACTGCCCGCTCCGCAACTGCTCGAAGACCTCGATTTCGAGACGCTGTACCAGGAGGACCTGGCCAGCTTCCGTGCCCAGCTGGGCGACGGCTGGACCGCCAATCTTGAAAGCGACCCTGTGACCAAGCTGCTCGAGGTCGGCGCGTACCGCAAACTGCTCAACCGGGCACGGATCAATGACGCGGCCAAGGCGCTGCTACTGGCCTATGCCCAGGGCAGCGATCTGGATCAGCTGGCGGCCAACGTCAGCCTGCAACGCCTGGTGATCCAGGCGGCGGACCCGGGCACGATTCCACCGACCGAGGCCGTGCTCGAATCCGACGATGCCCTGCGCGAGCGGGTGCAACTGGTCTACGAAGGTCTGACCACCGCCGGCCCGCGCAACAGCTACATCCTTCATGCCCGCAACGCTTCGGGGCGGGTTGCCGACGCGACCGCCGAAAGCCCGTCGCCGGCGGTGGTGGACGTTACTGTGCTGAGCCTGGACAACGACGGCGTGGCCAGCCCCGAGCTGCTGGCGCAGGTAAACACCTACCTCAACGACGACGACATCCGCCCGGTCGCCGACCGGGTCAATGTGCGCAGCGCCGAGGTGTTGCCGTACCGCGTCGAGGCAGTGCTGCACATGGCCGACAACGGCCCGGAGTTCGAGGCGATCCTCAGCGAGTGTCGGCGCCGTCTCCAGGCCTGGGTCAATCCACGCCGACGCCTGGGCGTCGAGGTCGCCCGCTCCGGGATCGACGCACAGTTGCACATCGATGGCGTGAGCCGTGTCGAGCTGGTCGGCTGGAGCGACGTTCGCCCGAGCAAGGCCCAGGCCGCCTGGTGCACCGGCATCGAACTGCGGCGGGGAGGTTGACATGCAGAGCCTTCTGCCGCTCAACCGCACGCCGCTGGAGCGGGCCATCGAGGTGGCGGCCGACGAGGACCTCAAGGTCACGTTGCGCACCCTCTACAACCCCGAAACCTGCCCGGCGCACCTGCTCTACCAGCTGGCCTGGGCCTGGTCGGTGGACCGCTGGGACGACAGCTGGAGCGAGGCGATCAAGCGCTCGGTGATCCGCTCGGCGTTCTTCGTCCATGCCCACAAGGGCACCCTCGGCGCTCTCCGGCGGGTGGTCGAGCCATTCGGCTACCTCATCGAGGTGCAGGAATGGTGGCAGACCCAGCCTGCCGGCGTACCGGGGACCTTTGCCCTGAAGGTCGGGGTGACCGACACCGGCATCAGCGAGGAAACCTACAACGAACTGTCGTCGCTGATCGACGACGCCCGGCCGGTCAGCCGCCACATGACTGGTCTGGCGATCAGTCTCGAAAGCCGTGGCGGTCTCTATTTCGGCTGCGCGCTGCAGGACGGCGACGAACTCGACGTCTACCCGCCGGCACCTCCTGACCTGATCGTCAGTGGCGCCATTGGTCGCGGCGGCCGGGAACACACAATCGATACCTTGGACATTGCACATGGTTGACCAGAATTCCCAGTTCTACGCCATCCTCACCAACGTGGGCGCGGCGAAACAGGCCAACGCGGATGCCTTGGGCATCCCGTGGAAAATCACCCAGATGGGCGTGGGCGACGCCAACGGCGCCGACCCCACCCCCAACGCCACCCAGACCAGCCTGATCAACGAATGGCGCCGGGCGCCGCTGAACCAGCTGAAGGTGGACGACAAGAACAGCGCGATCATCGTCGCCGAGCAGGTCATCCCGGCGGATGTCGGCGGCAAGTGGATCCGCGAGATCGCGCTGTACGACGCCGATGGCGACTTGGTCGCCGTAGCCAACTGCGCGCCGACCTACAAACCGTTGCTCAGCCAGGGCTCGGGGCGCACCCAGGTGGTGCGCATGAACCTGATCGTCAGCAGCGCCAGTAACGTGCAACTGAAGATTGATCCGGCGGTGGTCCTGGCCACTCGTGAGTGGGTTACCGAGGAGCTGGCGCGGCAGGACTTCAAGCATTCGGTGCAGGTGGCTACGACGGCAGCCATCTCGCTGAGTGGGTTACAGGTGATCGATGGCGTTGCATTGCAGGTTGGCGCTCGGGTTTTGGTGAAGAACCAGGCGGCAGCCAAGGACAATGGTCTCTACTTGGTGGCCGCAGGCGCATGGGTGCGCTGCACTGATGCTGATACCGATACCAAGGTTACACCAGGGCTTCTGGTGCTGATAGAGAGAGGCGTAGTCAATGGCGATAGTGCTTGGCAACTAGTCAGTGATGGTCCGATCACGCTGGGAGTAAGTGCACAGGACTATGAAATGGCCTTCGGTCGAAGTGGAGTAGGCGCGGGTACTTATCGCAGTGTCACGGTCGATAAATATGGACGTGTGACAGCCGCAAGCAATCCGACTACGGCTGCTGGATATGGCCTGACTGATGTCTATACCAAAGCCCAGGTTGACAGCGCTCTGCTGCTTAAAGCACCGCTCGCAAACCCAGTACTTACGGGTGATCCCAAGGCACCCACACCACCAACAACAGACAACGATACGTCAATTGCCACTACCGCATTCGTACGAAATGTACTGGCTCGTTATGGTTTGGCAACAAATGTCGCGTATGTGTGGGCTGGTAATATTGATCAGCTTAACGAAACAGGTCTGTATATCTCTTCGACGATTACCAGCGGTACGTTTCCTGTATATGCGCCAACCGGGGAAACCATCGTTGGTGGAATGTTGCTTCATTTGGAGCGAGACTCTGAAAAGTCCGCCTTGCAGTTCTGGGAGTCTGTCACCAACGGCGTGGGGGGGGCACCAGGCGGGCTGACTTTTAAGCGATCTCGTTTTCTTAACGGTACTTGGAGTGCCTGGGCGCAATTGTGGGACAGCCTCAATACACCGAAGATGGCCTCGCAGACGGACAACACACCGGGTCGGATGGTGACTTCCGGTGCCTATGGGTTGGGCGTGGCCATCGTCAACGGCGAGGTGGACCTAAACAAGTACACCGTTCCTGGCAATTACATGACACCGATAGCGGGTATGATAAACCTGCCTACCGGATGGGCAAATGGTTCGCGTCGCTATTCGCTGGTCGTCAACGGTTTCAATGATAAGAACTATCTGACTCAGACGCTTACTTCTGGACAATCAGGGGCGATATCCGATCCGGTGTTTCAGGCCGTTCGAGTGATGTCCGATGAGCAGAAATGGTCACCGTGGCGGGTACTTGCATCTACGGATAGCCCGGCACTCATAGGTAACCCCGTAGCACCGACACCTGGACGGGGTGACATTTCGACGCGCTTGGCTACAACCGAGTTCGTCAAAGAGAGCGGTTTTACCCTGTCTTCAAAAGTCGTGTCCGCTGCGGTGGGCTCCACACTGACGGCCGAACATGTTGGGCGCTTGACCTACATGGGAGGTGTCGGTGCTTGGAGTGGCAGTCTCCAGTTACCGTCCTCGGGAATTGCAACCGGTTCGGTCTTCACGATTTCGGTGGGCGATGGTGACGGGACGGTGACCATAAAGAAACCCGTAGCTGCTGGTGGGTACATCAGCATCGGATCCAGGCAGTACGACACAATCACCATCCGCTCCAACGAGCTACCGGTTATGTTGATGTGTGTATCCGACAATATCTACACGGTGATCGCTGGTGGCTTGTCCAATACCCCTGGGTATTCATCCCTAATTGCTATGAACGGTTGGGCAAAAAATCCCAATGGGTTAATTGAGCAATGGGGGACAATCTATCTTCCGGCAAACATTTCAACAGCCAATATTGATACGGTTTTCCCATTGAGATTTCCTAACGGTTGCCTGTCCGTTGTCGCGAGCATTGGCGTAACGATTGAGGATTATGATCGTGTGTCCTATTACCGACAGGATCGACAGTCAGTAAGTATTGGAAAGCCCAATACTCTGGGCTTTGATGGGCAGGTTTTCTGCGATACCAATCCTGCAGACGGGCGCACGGTGCAGTGGCGCGCGATCGGCTTTTGAGGAGTAGTCAATGTCAATTTTCGTGGTGAAAGGTGAACGTACGTTTTACAACGATGAGGTTCATCAGAATATTCCGGAGTCTGGTAAAAAAATTTCTGATGAGCTCTATGGGCAACTTTTACAGGCACAATCGGATTACAAAACCCTGGATTTCAGCGTATTTCCACCTGCGATCCTGGAACGTGACAAAGTGTGGCCAGCATTCACAGAGCTGCAAAGATTGATCGATGATCAGGTGGCAATCATTTATGCGAACTGGAGCCGTTTTGAAAAGGAGCATCTTGCTCGTGAAAATGCTGCCCGACAATACAGGAATGCCGGCTATCAAAGCGATGCCGGAATCTGGATCAAGAGTTACGCGGACTCCGCAGGCCTGAGCTGCACCGAGGCTGCTGACCTCATCATTCAGCAGGCTGAGCAACAACGGATGGACCAGGAGGCTCTAGCGGTACTGCGCATGCGCAAGCATGAACTGGATATTGCCGATGGCGAAGCCCGATTCGAACGCTATCAGTCTTTGGTGCGAGAGATCGAACTAATCACCAGTTCTAAAGCCAAGTAACTTCTGCCTTTCAGGAGGCCCCACATATTCGGGGCGTTGTTCATCCTGCCCCCCCTTCCAGGCCCCGCACCCGCGGGGCTTTTTCATATCTGAACCTGGAGTAAACCTACATGAGTGGATTCTTCCACGGCGTCACCGTGACCAACGTCGACACCGGCGCCCGCAGCATCGCGCTGCCGTCGTCCTCGATCATCGGCCTGGTCGACACCTTCACCGAAGGCCCGGGCGTCACCGCCAAGGCCAATGACCTGATCCTGATCACCAGCGAGCGCGAAGCGGTCGCGGCGTTCGGCCAGGACGCGGCGATCACCAAGGCCTGCCGCGCCATCTACAGCCGCGCCAAGGCGGTTATCGTCGCCTGCGGCGTGGCCAAGCTCGAAGATGCCGCCGAGCAGACCTCGGCGATCATCGGCAACGTGCTGGCCGACGGCAAGCGCACCGGCCTGCAGGCGCTGCTCGACGGCAAGAGCCGTTTCAACGCCCAGCCGCGCCTGCTGGTCACCCCCAAGCACAGCGCCACCCAGGCCGTCGGCACCGCCCTGGTGGCCCTGGCCGACAAGCTGCGCGCCATCGCCATCATCGACGGCCCCAACACCACCGATGAGGCGGCCATCGCCTACGCCAAGAACTTCGGCGCCAAGCGCGCCTTCCTGGTCGATCCGGGCGTGCGCTACTGGGACAACGCCGAAGAGGCCACCGTCGACGCGCCGGGGTCGGCCTGGGTCGCCGGCCTGTTCGCCTTCACCGACCGCGAGTACGGCTTCTGGGCTTCGCCTTCGAACAAGGAGTTCGTCGGCATCACCGGCACCACCCGCGCCGTGGAGTTCCTCGATGGCGACGACACCTGCCGCGCCAACCTGCTGAACAACGCCAACATCGCCACCATCATCCGCGACGACGGCTTCCGCCTGTGGGGCAACCGCACCCTGTCGAGCGACCCGAAATGGGCTTTCGTCACCCGCGTACGGACCATGGACATTGTCATGGACGCGATCCTCTACGGCCACAAGTGGGCCGTCGACCGCTCCATCACCGCCACCTACGTCAAGGACGTCACCGAAGGCCTGCAGGCCTTCATGCGCGACCTGAAGAACCAGGGCGCGATCATCAACTTCGAGGTCTTCGCCGATCCGGAACTGAACACCGCCAGCCAGCTGGAGCAGGGCAAGGTGTACTGGAACATCCGCTTCACCGATGTGCCGCCTGCCGAAAACCCCAATTTCCGCGTCGAAGTCACCAACCAGTGGCTGACCGAAGTCCTCGATTCCGCCGCTTAAGGAGCGCATCCACATGGCAATGATTCCCGAAACACTGGCCAACCTGAACCTGTTCGTCGATGGCGTCAGCTTCCAGGGCGACGTGCCCAGCCTGACCCTGCCCAAGCTCACCCTGAAGATGGAAGAGCACCGCCCCGGCGGCATGGACATGCCGGTCGAGATGGACCAGGGCATGGAGAAGCAGGAAGCCGCCTTCACCACCACCGGCGTGCGCCGCGAGTCGCTGAAGTTCTTCGGCCTGGCCGACGGCACCGCCTTCAACGGCACCTTCCGCGGCGCCTTCAAGGGCCTGAAGGGCAAGATCAACCCGGTCATCGTCACCCTGCGCGGCTCGCTGAAAGAGATCGACATGGGGGACTGGAAGTCCGGCGACAAGGCCGAGATCAAGCACAGCGTCGCCGTCACCTACTACAAGCTCGAAGTCGATGGCCGCCTGGTCTACGAAATCGACGCCCTGGGCATGAAGCGGGTGATCGACGGCGTCGACCAACTGGCCGCCCAGCGCGCCGCCCTGGGTCTTTAAGGAGAACGCTCGATGGCTCAAGCGAAAAAATTGCCGCAATGGCTGACCGTCGACGCCGAGCGCGTGACTGTGCGCCTGTCGCGCCCCAGCGAGGCCAACGGTGTGCAGGTTGACAGCCTGTCGCTGCGCGCACCGACCGTGCGCGACATCCGCAATGCCCAGGCCGGTGGCGTGGGCGATGACGAGCAGCGCGAACTGAACCTGTTCGCCTCGCTCGCCGAAGTTGGCGTCAAGGACCTCGAGGGCCTGGCCCTGAAGGACTACAGCCGCCTGCAGACTGGCTATTTTCGCCTGGTGCAGGACGACGAGGTTTGACCCTGCCCGGCAGAAGGCCGCCGCCAGGCGGCTGGCCAAGGAGCTGAACTTTTCCGCCAGCGAAATCATGACCATGTCGTACAGCGACATGGTCTGGTGGTTGGCGGAATGACAAGGAGGAACCCATGGCGAACACACAGGTGTTCACCCTCGGGCTCGGCGTCAGCGCCGACAGGCCGTTGGGCGCCGCGTTCGATAAGCTCCGTCAGCGCATCGGACACTTGCGCATGGAGGCGGATGGCACCCGCCTGGGACGCCTCATCGCAGAGGTGATCCGTCTGGGGTTGGAGCTGGACAAGGTGGGGCAGGTCGGCAGGAGGCTGGCCGGTGAACAGGCAGGAAGTCATTACACGCAGGTCGAGCACTTGCGCGATGAAGGCGATCGTGTCGCTGATCTGCAGCAGGCTTACGTTCGCCTCGGACAGGTGATCGCGGGGTTGCCGCGACTCAAACCGTTGCCCGCTCGCAGCGTCTGGCACCCACCCTTGCTGCTGCCGGCGGCGAACGGCAAGACAACGGCTGGGACGCCGGTCAAGCCGACGACACCGGCCAAAACCACATCCACACCCCGTAGTGCCGGCGAGAAAACCAGAATCGTCATGGCAAGCCTGGGTGGGCTTGCCGCGGGGGGGATTGCGGCATACAAGGCCAGTCGCCGTCTGTCTCCTGAAGAGCGGCAGCGGGCCGTCAAGGCGGTCAATAGCAAGACCGAGATGGGCGCTGTTACAGCGCTGCTGAAGGGCACCGAGGCAATGGTGACCGGCGAGGATGGCCGGGCGAAGTCCAAGGGTGTCGGTGCTGCCATCGGCGAGCTGGCCGGCAACCTCCTTGGCGCGGCCCTTGGGGCGGCGAAGGGCGGTGCGAGCGGCGGCAAGCGTGGTGAGGAGTACGGCAGCCTGTTTGGTGCCTACCTGGGCGAGAAGCTTGGCGGTCGCGCTGGCGAGGGGCTGTACGACTTCTTCACCGACAGCAGTGACGACAAGGGCAGCAAGCCCGAGGCGTCTGCGGATAATTCTGCCACGACTGCATCGCCGCTCCAGTTGGCCGGGCCCTCGGTCAGCCTGTTCGAGGCACAGGTTGACGCAGGCACGCTACCGGCCTTGGGCAGCGCCTTTGGCGAGCTCGGGGCCGGCGCTACACTTGCGGGCCAACGCCTGCTGGCTCTGGGTGATGCAACCGGGTCTGGTGCACAGGTCCCTCTGGTAGCTGCACCCATGCAAGCACCCGCTAGCGGTTTGCTGAAGGCCGTGGCGGATAAGCCACCAGCAGCACCCGCTTCAACGCCAGCCACGCCTTCCTCAGCGGCAGCCGACGCTCCCAAGGGAATGCTCGCCAAGATGGGCGGTGCCGTTAAATCGCTCGGCAAGCCAGCGGTGCTTGGCGCCGTGGGTAAAGGCCTTGAGACATTCACCAGTGACAAGTCCGATAGCGAGAAGGCCGAAGGCTACGGCAATGCTGTAGGTGGTTTGGTCGGCACGCTGGTTGGTGGTGCCTTGGGCTCGGTCGTGCCGGGCCTGGGAACTGTCGTCGGCTCCACGGTCGGCGGCATGGTGGGTGAGGCGGTCGGTGGCTGGGTCGGTAAAACCTGGTTCGGTGGTGACAAGGAGGTTGCCAAACCGGCCGCCGCAAACGTGGAGTCATCCGCAACGCCTGCTGCCGAGGGTGATCCGGAGGGCGCGAAGTCCGCAAGCAACAAGATTGCCGCGGCAAGCGAACCTGCCAAGGAGGGCGCGCAAGCTTCCCAAACGGCTCAACCTACACCCGATTCAGCCTCAGCACCGGAACCCAGGGGCGTTGGCGCGGCGATGAAGGTCCTGGCCAAGCCTGCGGTGCTGAAAGCGACTCGGCAAGGGCTGGAAACCTTCACCAGCGACAAGCCCGATGGCGAGAAAGCCGAAGGCTACGGCAGTGCCGTCGGTGGGTTGGTCGGGACGCTGGTCGGCGGGGCCATCGGCTCTGTCGTGCCGGTGCTCGGCACCACCTTCGGTGCCGCACTGGGTGGGATGGTGGGCGATCAGCTCGGCGGTTGGTTGGGCAAGACCTGGTTTGGCGGCAAGGATCAGCCGGTCAAAGGGGATGCTGCAGCCAAGGCCGGCGGGGCTACGTCCGCTGTGCCCAAGGACACGCTCGAACAGAAGGCCGTACCCGGTGATGTGGTGCGCTCGATAAGCAGTCAGGCGACACCTGCACAGGGGCCGCCCGCCGTTACATCGACACCTGCGGCCACACCGCCGGCACCCATTTACAACCAGCAGTTCACGTTCACCTCGAACATGCCCGTCAGTGTCACCAATAGCCTCGACGACCCAGGCACGCTCGCGCAACTGGAGGCCATCGCCCGTCGCCAGCTCGAGGAGCTCATGCGCCAGGCCCGTTCCGCGCAGTTGGCCGACACCCCACATATCGCACTTTAAGGAGGATCCATGACCTATCTGGAGCAGCTGCAAGCCACGCTGCACGCCCTGGTCAAGGCGGGAGAGGCAGGGCGTCGGCGTGCCGACGCCATGCTCGATCCGATGAACGACGCGATCGTCCATATACAGGGCGCGGTGGGTGAGCTGGAAGGCTTGCCGGTGGTCGGCCCGATCATCGGGGCCAAGCTGCAGCGCACCATGCGCGCAATCACCAACGCCCAGGCCCGGGTTGCCAAGGTGGTGGCCAAGTACGACCAGGCGGTGGCGGTGGTGCGTCAGGTGCGTGATCGCATCGACGGCTTCGCCGCCCATGCCGCCAAGGCCGGTGCGGCGATTCGCCGTGTGGTGGGGGAGGTGCGCTCGACCATAAATGGCGTGCTGTCGACGCTGGGCTTCGCGCCCGAGGTGACGCCGGCCGCCGAAGCGGTCAAGCCGTTCCCGCACTTGCTGGTGCTGCAACCGCTCAAGGCGGGCGCGGCGCCGTACTACTTCAACCTCGATACCGCCGCCTTCGACCAGTTGCGCCGGCAGACACGCTTTCGCTGGGCCGGGCAGGAGCGCCTGAGCCGCGCGAGCGCCCAGCAGGCGGTGAGCCTGGGCGAGGAGAGCATCAACATCCAGGGCGCGATCTTCCCCGGGTTCAAGGGCGGCATCGGCCAATTGCAGACGCTGCGCAGCATCGGCCGCCAGCTGCTGCCGCTGTCGTTGACCACCGGCTACGGCGAGGTGCTCGGCACCTGGTGCCTGACCAGCATCGAGGAGGAGCAGAGCGTCCTGCTGGCCGGCGGCATTCCGCGCAAACAAGGGTTTTCACTGGAGTTCGTGAGCTATGGCCAAGACCTGCACAACGTCTGAGGGCGATCTGCTCGATACCCTCTGCCAGCACTATTACGGCCACTTGGCCGGCACGGTCGAGGCCGTGCTGGATGCCAACCAGGGGCTGGCGGACGAGGCGCAGCCGTTTCGCACCGGGGTGAGGATCCTGTTGCCGGACCTGCCGATGACGACGAGCGATACCGTGCAACTGTGGGACTGATCTGGAGCCTCAATCGTGCAACCCCAATTTCGTATCACCGCCGATGGCAACGATATCACCACCCTGATCAACGACCGTTTGCTGCTGCTGCGCACCACCGACAAGCCGGGCCTGGAGTCCGACGAGTTCGAACTGCGCCTCGATGCGCGGGACGGCGCCCTGGCCTTGCCAGCCAGGGGCGCAATGCTCGAAGTGCACCTGGGTTACGCCGGTCAGCCATTGAACCGCCTGGGCCGCTACACCGTGGACGAGGTCGAGCTGTCCGGGCCGCCGGACACCCTGGTGATCCGCGGCAAGGCGAGCGACCTGCGCGGCAGCGGCAAGACCATTCGCAGCGGCAGCTGGGAGAATGCGACGCTGCAGCGCATCGTCGCCGAGATCGGCGCCCGCAATGGCTGGCAGGCGGTGTGTCCGGTGGCCGTGCAGGTGCCGCGGGTCGACCAGTACAGCGAGTCGGACTTCAACTTCATCACCCGCCTGGCGCGCCTGCACGACTGCACCGCCAAGCTCGCCAACGGTCAGTTGCTGGTGCTGCCGCGCCAGGGCGGTCAGAGTGCCAGCGGCAAGCCCCTGGGCGTGGTCGGCATTGCCCGCAACGAGGTCAGCCAGTGGCAATTCCGCCTGGCCGACAAGAGTACCCACAAGGCTGTCAGGACCCGTCACCACGACAGCGCCAGCGGGCGCCTGCAGGCGGTGGAACTGGACAATGGCGATGCGCCGGACGGCCTGCAGCCGGTCTATACCGACCGCCACCTGTACCCCAACCGCGCGGCGGCGGAGCAGGCCGCCCGCGCCCGCCTGGCCAGCTTCAACCGCGACACCGCCAGCGTGCGCCTGGACATGCCCGGGCGTACCGACCTGTTCGCCGAGCGCGCCATCGATGTCCAGGGCTTCCTGGTCGGGCTCGATGGGCACTACCTGATCGAGTCGGTCGAGCAGGTGTTCACCAGCAGCGGCTGGCGCACCACCGTGCAGTGCAACGGCGGCCGCCAGGGCAAGGCCAAGGCCAAGGGTTCCGCGCCTCGGCGGGCGGGTTCGCTCAAGGCCTGAGACAGGGCGGTGAGGGTTTCCCGATGCCTGCTGGCGGCCGCCTTCCCTATAGTCGCTGTCAGCCGGCCGCATCACCCTGTTTCCGAGCTCCAGATCAGGTGCGGCGGTCGCCACACCGTGACCTCTGTGAAAGCCACGCGCTTCGAGCCATCGCCCATGAGCGAGCCACAGGCGGCACTGGCCGCCTTTCGATCAGACCGCAATGGAGAATGCACCGATGCCGCTCACTGAACAGCAACTCAAGCAGATCTACCCGCTCGCCGGCCAACGCGTCGCCGCCTTCCTGCCGGCGCTGAACACGGCCATGGCCAACTGGGAAATCGACCACCCCAAGCGCATTGCCGCGTTCCTGGCCCAGGTCGGCCATGAGTCCGGCCAACTGCGCTACGTCAAGGAACTGGGCAGCGATCGCTACCTGGCCCGCTACGACACTGGCAGCCTGGCCCTGCGTCTGGGCAACACCCCCGAAGCTGACGGCGATGGCCAGCGCTATTGCGGCCGTGGCCTGATCCAGGTGACCGGACGCAACAACTACCAGGCCTGCAGCCGTGCGCTGTTCGGCGACGAACGCCTGCTGGTGCAACCGCAGATGCTCGAGCAGCCGCGCTGGGCCTGCGAATCGGCGGCCTGGTTCTGGCACTCGCGCGGGCTCAACGCCCTGGCCGACCAGGGGGAATTCAACCGCATTACCCGGCATATCAACGGCGGCCTGAACGGCTTGTCGGAACGCCTCGAACTGTGGGCGCGGGCGCGGGAGGTGCTGTGCTGAGCCGCCTGCAACTGGCGCTGTGCCTCGGCTTGATGGCGCTGTCCGCCGCGTTGGCCTGGCAACTGCAGGGCTGGCGCCTCGGGCGTCAGCTGGCCGAGCAGGAACAGGCGCTGGCGCGGCAGCGCCTCGACCAGGCCGAGGCGCTGCACGGCCTGCTGCTCGCCGAACGCGATCAGCGCCAGGCCCTCGAACAACGCCTGCACGATAGTGAAACGAAGCATTTCCAGGAGCTGACCGATGCCCAACAGACTCAGGCTCGCCTGCGTGACCGCCTTGCTACTGCCGATCTGCGCCTGTCGGTCCTGGTCGAGCGCGACACCGCCTGTGCCCCAGTGCCTGCCGCCGCCGGCACCAGCCGCGTGGATCATGGCCCCGTACGCGCCCGACTTGACCCGGCGCATGCTCGACGAATTGTCGCCATCACCGACGACGGCGACCGTGGACTGATTGCCTTGCGGGCGTGCCAGGCCTATATCCGTGCGCTGTCGCCCTGAGCGCTTGCCAGCAGGGGCGGGAGTGGTAGGGTAGGGCGCAGTCTTGCCAGGAGCTAGCC